CTATATATTTAAAATGGCTCGCATCTATGCAAAATCGCCAGATAGAGATCATCTAGTATTGGCATACAACCAAGAACAAGCTTACCGAATGTTTATTGACGGAGAAGGCTTTGGTCTGATGAACATATTCAAAAATAATTCGGAAATTCGACATAACGAAAACGGCGATCACCTTTGGGTGAATTTTGGTAAAGGAAATGAAAAGCGAATTTATTACAAAGGCGGAGGGAAGGTAAACGCCGTTGGTAGTATCACCGGTATGTCTTTCGGCACAGTGACTTTTTTGGAGTTCAACTTGTTAAATAAAGAGGTTATTGCAGAATCGTTCAGACGGACTTTAGCTAGTAAGATGCGATTTCATCTAGGAGAACAAAACCCTCCGGCTCCAAATCATCCAAACCTTGAACTGCTGGATCAATTTGAGAAAACAAATACCTATCGTTTTAGGCATTGGCGTCCGACTGATAACCCAATCCTAACAGGCGAACGATTGAAGATGTGGAAACAACAGTGTGAAACGTCAGACTATTTACTTAAGCGAGACTGGAATGGTGAGCGAGTCATGCCGGAAGGTGTCATCTATTCGATGTTTGATACTGATAAGCACATGATAAACACAATTAAAGGAAGACCTATCGAGACCTTCTTTGTTGCTGATGGTGGGCAATCGGATGCCACTACTTGTACATTCTGTTTAGTGACGTTTGATAACGGGCAGTATTATTTGTATCAATTAGCAAATTATTACCACAGTGGTTCGGATACAGGTGTTGTGAAAGCCATGAGTACCTATGCAAAAGATATTAAGCTGTTTAAGGAATGGTGTTACTCAAAATGGAACTATCCGCATTATAATTATTTCTTTGTCGATCCAGCTTGTAAGACTTTAAGAGAAGAATTGCATCTGTTGGGAGTTATGACCGATGCGGCAGACAATAATAGCCGCGATAAGATCAGCAGCAATGGAATGAAAATCGAAGTAGGAATCGAACGTGTACAGAATCTCTTAACCAAAGAGGTTCTATTTTTGTATACCGGACAGAATGACTACGATTTTTATAATGCTATTAAGGAGATAGGCATGTACGTGAGAAAAGACAACGGAATACCTATTGATAAATATAATCACTATCTCGACACGTTGAGATATGCGGGAAATTACTTCACAAAAACATATCTCGTCTAGGAGGTGGAGGAATGCTCGATAAATTAAAAACTTTATTCAGAATTGGAGGTGCAAAAGTGGGAATTGTACAAACGTTGAATGATATTACTGATCATCCGAAAATTTCTATTAATGCGAAAGAATTCGAACGAATTAGGGACAATCGGAAAATATACAGAAATGTCTATTCGGATGTTTCATACTTTAATAGTGAAGGATTACTGACAACGCGCCCTTTTCACTCACTAAATGTATCTAAAGTAGTTTCAAGAAAACTGTCTAAGTTAGTCTTCAATGATGGCTGTGATATTAGTGTCGACAATGAGGAGGCAGACAAGTTCCTTCAAGAAGTATTTAATGATAATAAGTTTAGAAAGAACTTCGGCGAAGAATTAGAAGCTGGCTATGCCATTGGCGGCTTGGCTTTACGTCCATACGTCGATACGAACACCGGTAAGATAAAAATATCTTATTGCCGCGCTGATACATTCTATCCGTTGCAGTCGAATACCAATGATATTTCAGAAGCGGCGATCGCGACCGTGACCCAACAAACAGAAGGTCAGACAACAATTTATTACACGTTACTAGAATTCCATGAATGGGAAAACGGGACTTACTTCATTCGTAATGAGTTGTACCGATCAGAAGAACAAAGTCAGGTAGGCGTTAAGGTATCACTTAAAACGTTAGACAAATATAAAGACCTGCAGGAAGAGGTAGCAATGCCGGGGTTCAGCAGACCTTTATTTGTTTATATAAAATTGGCAGGAAAGAATAATCTTGATCTCAACAGCCCGTTAAGTCTAGGCATTATTGACAACGTAAAGCGTCAATTGAAAGATATCAATGAAAAATACGATGAATTCATGTGGGAAATTGAAGAGGCCAAACGAAAAATTCTTGCATCAGATCATTTCTTCAAAGTTCGCTATGACGAAAAGGGAAATCCCGTTAAGCGTTTCGATAGTAAAACAGGAGTATTTCAACGGTTAAAATCGGATGAGCCATTTATAGATGAGTTTTCACCTTCGTTACGATCAAAAGAGTTCATTGATAGTATTAACTTCATTCTTCGTATCATAGAGCTTCAGACGGGCTTTTCTAGCGGAACATTTAGTTTTGATGGACAATCTGTAAAGACAGCTACAGAGATCATAAGCGAGAACTCAGAAACATTCTCGACTAGATCAGACAACGTGTTAATCGTAGAAGAAGCGCTAAAAGAGTTAATCACGACTATCTTTGAATTGGCAAAAGCATACCATCTGTACAATGAATCTACTGATGTTGGAGTGAATATTGATTTTGATGATGGAGTTTTCCAATCGCAAGATGAGAAAGCAGATTACTACTCGAAACTGATTACTGCGGGACTAACGTCAAAACTTTCTGCTATTCAGAAACTAACGGGCGTGACTGAAAAAGAAGCTATGAAGATTGTTTATGAGATTAGAGCAGAAAATCTAGAAATGGATTATACCACTCAAGAAGAAAACTCAGCAAGGAATCAACTAGGAGATGATGAATAATGTCAGACCAATTATTTGAGTGCGGGAAATGTGGGCAATTAACACGGCTCGTTCGTAAAACGGAGAAAGTAGGCAATGGAGTTTTTCATGAATTCGCTGAGTGTGAAAAATGTCAGGGCAAGACGACTATTTTCTATTCTGACAAAGAGATCCGTTCTCTTTTAATCAAGCAGCAGAATACCAAACCAGGGAAATACCGAACGAAACTCGCTGCTGAAATTCAAGAGAAAATGAATCGATTGAGGCAGGAAATGGAGTGATAGCATGATCACACCGCATCAACTAGATTTATGGTCTAGTAACATGGCTCATCTCTATCAGTCATTAGAAGGCGAACTGATACGTCTGATTGCAAAGCGTCTGAATACAGGGCATGATAACATTCTTGATTGGCAGCGTGAAAAGCTGCAGGAGCTACACCTGTTCAATAAGGACGCGATCAAGGTCATTTCTCAGATCACCGGTATCGCGGAGTCAGAAGTGACGAGGATGTTTGAATCCTCCGGCGAGAAAATCGTTCGGGACATTGACAAGCAGATGCCTTATGATTCGCTACCGTTGCCGAACGATCTCGACAACATAATGAAGGCTTACCACGATCAAGTGTGGAGCGAGTTAAACAATTACGTCAATCAAACATTGCTTTCCACCAACTTTGGTTACGGCACTGCGACCACTCAAATGTTCAACGAAATCATAAACAAGACGACTGCTGCATTCAACAGCGGTCTTTTTACGTTTGAGGAAGCGTTAGAAAAAACTATTAGGGAATGGGCGCAAAAAGGTATCCGCTCGACATTCGTCGATAAAGGCGGCTATACGTGGAGTTTAGAGCGATACGCTCGAACTGTTTTGAAATCTACTCTAAATAACACTTACGACAAATTGCGTAAGGATCGCATGGCAGAGTATGGCGTCCACACTGTAATCGTCACGAGCCACATGGGAGCTCGACAAGCATGTTCATTGATACAAGGTCACGTTGTTGATCTTCGTGAATCTGTACCGTCTGACAGCGAGTACCGTAGTATTTATGATCTATACTGGAAAGCCGACTACGGCACAGCTAGTGGTCATAGAGGGGTCAATTGTGCTCATCTGCATATCCCATATATTCCCGGTGTAAATGAAAATAATCAGCCTAAGTTTGACGAAAAAGAAAATGCTAAAGTAGCCGAGTTGATCAAAAGGCAACGAGCATTAGAGCGCCAGATTGTTAAATTGAAAAAGAATCAGGCAGTTGCTGAAGCACTTGGTCAATCAGATAGCGTTAAAGCGTGGGGGCAGAAGGTAAGAGCGGCTCAGTCTGCTATGCGGGATCTTGTTAAATCCAATGAGTATTTAAGCCGCAATTATGCCCGTGAGAAAGTTTATACGCCTATCAATACGCTACTAAAAGATTTTAGGTACGATGATTTTTAAGGGGATGAAATGTTATGGAAAACACTAACCGCAATAATGAAGATGTCTTTGTCGAGTTTTCTGAGGTCTTGACGAAAAGTATCGCAATATCTAATTGACGAATTGAAGGAACCTCCGGACACGGGCCAAAATACTGAGAAGGTAGATAGTGCCGGATTGGTTAGCGATCCAAAATCTCGTTAGCTGACGTTAAGGCTATTTATTTTGCCCTGAATATGGCGTAAAACTGTTCACTCCATCGTGGTCGTTGCCACGTTAAAACTCGAAAGGATGAAGGAAATGAAAAGAGAACAACTAAAAGAATTAGGTTTATTAGACGAACAAATCGGATCGATTATGGCTTTACATGGTCAAAAAGTGAACGAATTGAATAAAAGCTTAGCTACTGCAGAGCAAGAGCGTGATCAATTTAAAGAACAACTAGACTCAAACCAAACTGAGTTGGATAACCTTAAAAAGGCAGCAGAAGGGAATAAAGATTTATCAACTCAATTGACAGATTTGCAAACCAAGTTTGACGAAGCCAAAACTAATTCTGAAAAACAATTGTCGGAACAACAAAAGGACTTTGCTATCAAATTAGCGCTCAAAGAAGCACACGCACTCGATGAAGATATTGTACTAGGTCAACTAGACAAAGACACAATCAAAGTTGTAGACGGAAAGTTACAAGGTTTTGACGAGCAATTGAAAGGATTACAGGAAAATAAAGCATTCTTATTTCAGAACAGTGATCCAGCCTCTGATCCCAAGCCACAAATTGTTACCCCTGGTAATCCTTCGGGCGGACAGAGTGATGGCAAAACAATGGTACAAAAAATACAAGAAAGATTAGGTGAATAAAATATGGCATTAGTATTAGACAGTAAAGATTTAGCAACAATTGACAAGGAATTTAGAGCGGACTCTCAAGTTTGGGATGTATTGACTCAGGGAGCAAAAAGCATTACAGCAGCTGATTTTGTGGGCGTGAATGAAGTTCGTATCAATAAGATGTCCGGATTTATGGAAGCAACACAATACAAACGTAACCAAGACAATACTCGAAATGCGATTTCAATCGAAAAAGAAACGATCAAACTAACCCACGAAGATTGGATGGCTTATGATGTTGACCAATTGGATCAATCAGAAAGCGCCGCATT